CTCAGTTGAGACTGCAATATTTGAACTTCATTGATTTTTTTCATTTGTTTCTCCTAAGTTTTACGACAACGAACGATCCAATGCCCTGTTGGAGGCTTCCATTGATCGCCAAACCTCAATTCGAGCCTGTGCTGCCACCAACCCCCACCGAAGCGCTTCCGCCTTCTCTACGGCCTCTCTAAGCCCTTTGAGCAGCTCGATGTACTGGACATCTGCATAGGCTTCGATCTCCGCGGCTGCGGCTGATTTGGCGCCGTTTTCAAGGGCTGTCTTCATGAGCATGGCTTTCTTGCTCTTGCGGTACTCCTCAAGATAGGTCACCTCGGCTTTGGCGTGGGCGTACTTGGCACCCTCTTTGTAAATAAAGTCAACCGACTTGTTGATGTCGTCTTGGTTCATACGCTCTCCCTTCTCAGCCATTCGGCCATTAATAGCGCCTCAGCGCGTCCATTGTCTTTCTTGCGTGCCAGTGGTGCTGTTGGCCACAACTCACGTGCCAATGCAAGGCTTTTGTCTTTGTCGTTGTCCAGCTCCATGGCTCTCTTCCAAACTCGTGGTGGCACGGCGTGGAAGGTGCTGTTGAAGCGCTGGAGGATAGAGATGGCAGCTCCATATGCCACGCCAAATTTGAACGTGCTGGAGACGCCTTGTTGGGGCATGGCGTGGACAAACTCAATGACGAACTCTGCGTCTTGCTTATCCAGCGCTTGAGCCATCTCTGCATGAACCATGCGGGTGTCAATGTACTTGTCGTCATGGAGCATATCGCCACACGATACATACTTGCCGTGGTGATCAACCATCCCCCATGCACCCGAAAATCCGGGATCGACCCCTACGTAAATCATTTTTTGCCTTTCAGGTCAAAGTGGTCGCAGCGTTGCAAAACAAACCGCAGTTGTGATGTTGGCTTCTTTTGTTTGTCCAAGATGCGGTGGCACAGCTTGTCTTTGTGGCCAGTGCACTCAAAGCACACACGGCGGTCATCCATTGGGTCACGGTCACGGTCAAACATGCGGCCTGCCAAGTCTTCTGCTTGCACTTCGGTCAAGCCTTCAGACATGAACCGTGCTTTGCGGCGTATGACCAGTTGGTCTTCTTGTTCGGTCATTTGGTCACCTGTACATCATGTGTTTCGCAACGACCCGCCAAGATGTCCTGCACACGCTTTTCAGTCTTGCGGTGGCAGTGCATCATGGTTCGCTCGGGCATCTCTTTAAGGGCTGTCTCGTAGTCTTCCAAAAGCCCACGGACTGTTTTGATGCCCACGCCGTCCAAGCGAATTGGCACGTTCTTTGTGATTGATCGCTGCCCTGCAATCGCCAGCGCCTTCACAGCGTCTTCAATCAATCCATCGGGGTCTTGCGCCCAACCCATCTCAATCAATGTCTCCATCATGTTTAGGGCATCGGTGACGATCTCCCAATCGTAAATGCTTGGGTTGGCCGCACGCTCCAGAGCCAGCAAGCCATCCTTCATCTTTTTGATCTGGTGCTCACGCTTGTGGTCGGGCATGGGCTTGATAGAGTCAGCCAACATGACGTCCATCAAGCTGTAGGTGTGGTGGTATTTCACTTGCGTGCTTTCAGCATTGCGTCTGCCATTACATATGCGTCTATAGCAATAAGCTCTGGCATTGATTTATCGCCTTCATCCAAAATTTCTTCAAATAGACTAGGAATATCATAATTAGGCAACATTGTTGCCATTGCTTTGGCAGCAAAATAATCACGGATTGTGATTCCATAACCAAGTTCGCTAGGGAATGCGCGACCGCCGTCATCTTTTTTTTCCATCATGTTCTCCTGTTGATCCCACAACATTGTGGTGGAGAAACTATAACATGAAATTTAATAAAGGAAAGTTTGCGCAAAAATTTTTTTGCAGGGGTTTTTGGCGCTGGACGAGGCTTTCCCCGCTCTCCCTTGATTTCACCCAAAGACCCCCCCTACCCCACGAGGATGGGGGTAAGGGAGGAGGTTGGGTGCTTCACCGCTCAGTGAGCATCATCATGGCAACTTGCGTTGACCCCCCGGCGTGATGATTCGACCAGCCGCACGGATTGTTCGGGAACTGCCCCCTAGCCCATGTGATTGATGATGGTGGCTGGCTTCGAACCCAGCGCGTACCCCTGCCGGAGCTGCTCTTCCCACCGATGCCTCGGCCCACCTTGTGGTGGATTTTCTGAGCTACACCATCATCAATCACACGGTTGCATACCGTGTACGCTTTCCTTCCGCGCCACCACGACTGGGGTGCTTGCTATCGTGCGGAGTACGGCTGGCGTAGGGGAAATAAAAAAGCCGCTTACAACTGCCCCGTAGTGGTTCCCCTTTACGGGGCGAGGCATGTGTAAACGGCTTCAAGATCGTTGACCACTACGACAACGGTTTGGATTATACAGTCGTTGTTTCACCTCGTGTCAATACATACCGCCGCAAATCCATAATTTTTTTTGCAACAGCAAACAAACCGTGCTTTTTATGCAAATCGTTGGCGTCCCAACCGACCTCGTCCGCCATCGTCCAAGGCAGCTCCGTGGACTGCGCCGACTTCGCACCCGTCTCGCTGGCATCATTGTCGGCAAAGATGTAGCGCTGGCCTTTGATCTGATCCGCCACCTGAATCAAATTCGATGCTGAGAAGCACACCACCACAGACGCATTAGAACCCGTGCTGCGCAGCGCATCTCGCACAGATAGACCTGTGGAGTACCCTTCAGTCAACCAAATCTCTGAGGCGTCTCTGGCGCCCATGTACAGCACGGCGTTCTTGGCTCTCATGCCGGGCAGCATCTTCTTTTCGTACTTCATGTTCGGGGCGTCCCAATAGATCGACTGGTAGCCTTGAATCTTGTTGGTCACTACGTTGCGCATGGGGATCAACAGCTTGTTGTCCAAAACCAACATTTTCTCGTCAGGGAAGCCTTTGATCTGAAGGTAAGGGTGCGTACTGGGCTTGGCGTTGCGCAAGGTGATCATGGCGCGTTCGGCTGCCAGCTCATACGACCGATCTTTGTCGGCGTTGGCAGTCTGGCGCTTGAGTGCCCAATCACGCTTTTCTTGGTCTGTCCAAGGCTTGGCGTGGGGGTCTTCGTACCAAACAACCCGAGCGTCACCGCTCCAATCTTGAACCCAACCTCTACGGCCATCCCAAAAGAATGCGCCATTGGTTGAGCGGGGCTTTTCCACCGTGCCAGTGCGACGAATCTTGTCCGAAGCGTAGAACTTGGCAGGATCAATGTCGATACCATGTGCGCGTGCAAAGTCTAAAAAATTGTTCATAACAACCTTCCGTTTTCTTGCGCCCATGCAATTGGGTCTTTGTTGTGTTTTTGTTGGTTGCACTTCGGGCATAGACATTGCAAATTACTTGGCCAATTCGAACCGCCTCGACTCAATGGATGTACGTGATCAACGTGAAATCCACTTCTTAAATTTGAATGACACATCGGGCACTTCCATTTTTGAAGCAACAATAATTTTTCAATGTCTGAAACGCTGTGATGCCCATCTGCTTCACGAAAACGAGCGCGACGTTTGGCTTGAGACGCTCTGTGAATTATTTTTGCTTTTTCAGGATTTTTTTCTTTCCACTCTTTAGCTTTTTCTTTTCTATGATCTGCATTTTTTTTGTAGTTATCACAAAAATTTTTACGAAGTTCAGCTTGATTTTTTTGATACCAATCTTTTTTGTATGCAGTAACCTTTTCTTTGTTTTTGGCAACATACAAAGAAACAGCAAATTTTACTTTTTCAGGGTCAGATGCATATTTTTTTCGTTTTTTTTCACTACAACATTTTTTGCATTGGGATTGATGACCATCTTTTCCCTTAGCGTCTTTATGGAATTGATCTAATGACAATTCTGTTTTGCACACGGTGCAAGTTTTCATGATGAATCTCTCATGTACGAATCAAGGAAGATGTGGCAGGCAGTGATTCAAGCTGCTTTTCCCCCGCTAAAGGTAGCCACATCAAAATCATACTACATCTTACTCACTGGGTAAAAGGTCACGACATCG